AAAGTTCCTGGAGTAGGAGAAGAAGCAAATCTAACTGCTTTAGTTGCTCTTAATGTTGAAGAACTAGCAACAGTTCCGCCTGAATATGGATCTCTTAATAATACTATTCTTCTAAAATCGTTTTCAGCAGTAAAGTCTCCTGTATTTGATGATTCTGTTCCTTCTAAATTTACGTTTAACATTACAAAGAAACCACCTAATTCTTTTACAGCATCATAACCATGTCCACCTTTAGGTTCAATAATACAATCTATTTCTGAACCAGATAACCCTGTAGCTCCAGCAGAAACTATATCTGCGTTACGAATGTAAGCAATTGTGTAACCTGTTCCAACGTTTGTAACTGTAACTGATGTAACAGCACCACCTGAAACAACAACTGTAACTGTTCCTGAAGAACCATCACCACGAATTGGAATACTTGTGTATGTTCCATTTGTTCCGCCTGTGCCAGCAGATTTTATTTTTACTATATTAATAGCACCATCAATAGCAGCAGATGATACTGTAGAATTTGTTGCTAAGGCCATAAAATCAGTTGATAAAAAATTGGCCTGTTGAGAAGCTGATAAGGTATACATATATTTCCATTTATATCCATCAGCAGTTGTTATAATATTAACAGAAGTTCCTGTTGGTTCTGTTGTTGAAGATCCGTTATTGTTATTATCTAAACATTTGTAAACGTTTCTAGCGGCAGTTAAAACATAAAACGTAGAATCAAATAAAGTTGTTGAACCACTATTTGAAGTTTGAGTTGATGTCGTTCCTGTAATTCTGTTACCGTAATCGTGTCTGTAAATATCGTAAGTTGTAGCCGTTGTCCAGTTTCTTCTAGGTATTACATAAGAAACATCCGAAGTTGTTATTTTTTTGACAGCAAGCAAATCATCAAACGTATTAAATTCTTGCAATACACTATCTGAAGGAGTTATAGAAGCGCTATCAGTTCCTAAATTTTCTGTTCTTAAATCACCTCTTGTTTGTGTAGCCCAAGCTTGTGGTCTACCAATTCCTAGGTAATAAATGTTTGGAGAAGATTCCGAAAAAGACTCGGAAAACTGTTCACTGTTGTGTATTCTAAATTTATTTGTTATAATTGCTGGCATAGTTAATTTCTTTAGTTATATTTATACAAGTTTTTCAAACTTACTATTATTTATACTCATTTATGGTGTAGTTGTTATAGTGATTTCTGATGGCATTGTTAATTTGGTTTTAATACCTCTGCCTAAATCACTGGAACAAAATAAAAGAGTATTATCGTTACCGTCCAATGATGTTTTAGTTCCAAAAGTAACATTATTACTTAATTCCGCAATAGAATAATTTGTTCCTGTTTGTTTGAATGTTCTAAATATTTCTCTATTAATAGTTCCATATCTAGGGCCAGCATAAACAAAACCATCATTAACTTTAATACCATTAATAGTGCCCCTAACTCTTGATGTTACAGAAAGATTAATAGCAGGAGAATATAAAGTTACATCTCTAGTTCCTGACGTAAAAGGACTTATCGTATTAGGATTTAAATCAACACTAACCCCCACATTAGCATTTGATCTTTGTGTTGTGCCATCAGTTAGTGTTCCTAATCTTCTACCAAATATTGTACCAAAAAGTGTATTGATAATGCTGAATAAAGGTTCTTCAATTTGTCCGGAAACAGCTCCAGTAATTGGGAATCTTATTTTAGCATTCAATCTTGTTGAAATATCAACTTGACCAGAAAGATAAAATCCTGAAGTGTGCATAGTCTTTTTAAAAGTATCTCTCCATTCTGTAATTGAACGGCCTACTTTTATAACGTAAGAAAAATCTTGGTAATATAAAGAGTCTTGTATTTTAATAGTATTTTCTGAAACAAAACCATCTTCATTTATATAAACTCCTTCAGTATCAGCTACAGAACCTACAATCAAAGAAGCTGTTGCAGAATTTAATTTAGCAATTGTTCCTGTAGAGCCTGATGAATTTCCTAATATTGTAGAATTTTGTGTTATAGTTCCTGAACTATTTTTTAACACTAACAGTCCAGTATCTTCATTATAATTAACAACAGTTGCTGTAACAGAAGTGCTTGTTGTTACTGTTTCTCCTTCTATAAAAATTCCTGAAGTATTTGTTAATAATAAATTTTTATATAAACTTAAAGTAGGAGGAGTAGGAGAGTTTTCATAACCTTTACCATATTCTAATATTTTTAAATCTAAAACTTTACCAATATCTGTGGTATAACTTTTTAAAATGGCATTATTACCTGTTGATGTTATTGTTATTGTTGGTAATTTTGTATAACCACTTCCTGAATTATACAAGTAAATATCCGTAATATCTCCTATACCACTACCAAATTCTTGAACTAATTTATTTCCTGAATAAGTATCTTCTTGTGTTGTAGCATCTTCTAAAGAAATTCTATCATTAGAATTATCTTCTAAAATAATTCCACCATTAACTATCGAAATAAATCCAGCAGCACCTGCTCCGTTTGTATTTGTGTTATTAAAAACTAATTCATCACCAATAGAATAACCTGTACCAGAATTATCTATTACAATTTCAGAAATACCACCAGAAGTTATAGATTTTGTTTGTACGATAGATCCTTGTCCTCCGCCTATAACAGATATGCTTTCTTCTTCAGAGTGTAAAACACCAGAATTTGTTATAGTGTGTGAAATTGGAATTCCTGTAATAGTAGCTTTAATTAAAATATCATCTGTGTCAGTTGATGTTCCTGTTATTTGTTCTCCAACTGAAAATGTTCCTAACATACTATCTTGATTTAAAACAAATTCCGAAACTGTGTCTGATCCTATTAAAAATTTACTTACATTCTCAACTACAGCTGTTGCGTTTGATGTTTTTCCTGTTATTATTCTGCCAATTAAATTTGAAGTTTCGCCTTCCAATTCTAATGATCTTAATATTTTATTTCTAGTAAATTTACCATCAGATACTCTTAATAGTTGTTCTCTAGGATAAATGGTTTCCGCTGCTTCATTAAATAATAATCTAAAAAATAATTCATTTCCTTTTTTAGTTCCTTTTGATTGATATAATGATTTTACATTTTTTATTAAATTTCTTTTATTAACATCAATATCTAAATTTTCAGGAAATGTTGACAAAAATTCATTTCTAAAATTAATTAAAAAATTCGATATAACTTTATCAGGATCTCTAAAATTTAATAATTCTTGTATATTATTTACAGGATTAGGTCTATAGTTATTAATTATAGCACTAGCATTTGAAGAAGAACCTAATACGGTTTCTCCTTGTATAAATTTATCTTGAGCTACAATAAACAATCTACCGTTATCTAAATCTTCAGTAAGTACAATAGAAGTTGCTTTTGATGTTTGACCTGTTATTGTTTCTCCTTTGACAAATTTTCCATAGGAAGAACTTTCTAATATTATTTTATCACCAGCATCTAAAATAGTTTTTTCAGATTCAATACGAGAACCATCTAATAATAAATTATTTTCTTGATTTGTTTCGGTTTCTAATCTTATACCGTCGGTAGTTTCAACACTTGTAACCACCAATTCGGCAGCTTCCATAAATGTATAATATGTTTTTAAAAATTCTACAAATTTAGGATGATCTTCAAGTACAAAATCAGGTACCTGTGAAGTAATTAAATTAGATATCTTATTTTTGAAATTAGCCATAATTAATAGCTAGTTGTTGTTGTGTAACCCACTCCTGCGTCTGCTGAACCTCCAACAAAAGTATCTGGTTGAACTGTGATATAAGAATTTTCTATATCTATTTCTACGATTTGATCTCTTACGGGAACAATATCGTTTGAATTTGTTTTTACCGTCAATTCTATTGCTGTTGATGTTTGGTTTCTAATATTTTCAACGTTAGATATATTTAAAGATGATAACGTAATTTGGCCAGTAGAATAATTAATAATTCCTTGAGTATTATTTACATAAGTTTTAACACCATTAACTAATCTATATCTTCTTACATTACCATTACCATCGTCATTTAAGAAATAAACATTAGTTGTATCACCATTAATTTTAAATCCTGATGATTCTAAAATACCTCCTTGAGAGGAATTATATCCTGCCACCGGATTATACAAAGAATTTCTAAAGTAAATATCGTATTTTGTAGATGAATTTAATGTTGGTGTAAAATTTTTTCTAATTTTAATTGTAGTTATATTTGATACTATACTAGTATCCGTATTATCAATTAATCCTACAACTTTAGAATATCTGAATATGCCATCAAATTTTTGTAAAGTATTAGTATTATAGTCCGTTAATTGGTTAATAACATCAGATTTTAAAGTATCTGAAGTTTTTGTTGTAAGTCTTGAATCGTATTTAACATTACTTGTAATTAAAACAGAAGTTACCTGAGGATCAACAATAACAGGTCTAACAGAAGCTACGTTGTAAGGTTTTAATGACGTAACAATATTTTCTTTTGTTGAATTTGTGAGAGTAGACCCGCTTTTTGCTTTTATGGCAATTTTAACAACACCATAAATTGGCGTCTCATCATTTTCTCCACCCCAAGCGCTCACAGATAAAGCATTTGGATAAATTGATTTAACAATAGTTTCATAGTCTGTTGTTGTTACAGCTCTATTTTGAGCAGAATAATTTAAAGGAGCATTAAAACGAATTGACTCTTTAGATTCTGCTTCAGTGCCTCCTTGTGAGGATGAATTTGTTATTATAGATACATCTGAAAATCCACCGATTGTTGTAGATAGTGTAAATGAAGATGCTCCATTAGATTGATCTTTATTTGTAACAATATATTCCAATATTATAATATTACCATTTGATAAAGAAGTTCCTACAACACCATCTCCAAAATAAACTTCAAATTTTCCATCTTCACTTTCTTGTAGAAAATAAACATTAGATGTATTAGATACACCATTGTATCCTCCAGCTAAAGAGTAAATATTTGTAATAGTATCTGTAGAACTATTTTGTATAGAAACTTTTAATGTAGTTGTATCAGCATTTAAACTATTAATTATAAATTTTTGATCAGGATCATTTTTATCAACAACATATCTGTAAGTAACCAAAGTTCCTTCATAAACATTTACACTTGAAAAATTATAAACACCATTTACAGGAGAAATAGTATAATCTTGATTTGTCAAATATTGATAGGTTGTTCCTAAAACAGAAGTTACAAATGCAGTTCCTTTTGTTAATGTTAAAGTTGAACCTGTTGCGTCATTTACAGTTATATTTAAATTTGCTATAGGTGCTCTAACAGAAGATGGAGTATAATTTAACATCTTTGCTAAAGATACTATATTTTTTCTAATGTCAGCACTATCCAAATACATTTCATTTGCTAACATGTTAGCATTGAAACCTAGATAATGTGTATTGTATGCTAGTATATCTAAAAGAACGGCAAATCCTGAACCTTCAAAGTTATAATCAGAAAATTCTGTTTGACTTTGTAAAAATGTTTTTAAATTTGATTTTATATTATCAAAATCGAAATCTGATACTTCTAATTTGTTACTTGCCATCTTATCTTAGTCTTTCTAAAAATGTTTGTACTTCTATCAGATCATTTGAACCAATAACGTAAAAATAAATTCTTAAATCATATGAATTACTATCAATATTCGGATTTGATACTATTTGAACTAATTTAATTCTTGGTTCAAAATTAATCAAAACTTCTTGCACTTTTCTTTGTAAATTCAATGCAGTTAGAGGCGTCATTGGCTCAAACAACATTGCTCTTACACTTGAACCTATTTCTGGATGAAAAGGCCTATCAAAGTGTGATGTATTAATTAAATTTCTTACACTTCTCTTAACAGCTTCAATATCAGTTAACTTATTTACATCATTTGTTACCGAATTACGACCAAAATCTAAATCTAAATCTCTATATTGTTTTGTGGCTCTTTTACTTTTATTTAAAGAACCAGCATCGTAATTTGGCATATGTATATTTATACGTTATTTTATATAGAATATTTTTAATTCTATTTGTTGGTCAATACCCATCCTAGAGTTGCGTTATAATAAACCAATGTAAATGCTGCACCTTTAACTGATACTATTAAATCAGAATTATCACGTTGAATTGGATTTCCATTTCTAACAACTGTTAAATTATTAGTATCAAATGTGCCGGCCACATCTATAAAACTTATTTGTTGTCCTCTTGTTGGCGAAGCAGGCAAAGTTGCAGTAATAGGACCTGAAGTAGTATCAACAAAATAACCATTTCCAACTATTGCGTCAAAATTTGAAGTTTTTCCCGGTTGCCAAACCATACGACTTTCAAAACCAATTGCTTCACCTGTAACTGTAATATTAGTAGCATTTAAAGAACCTACTGTTATATTTTTTGTAGTTGTGTTTCCATTTTCTAAAACTCTATCAATTGTTGTATCTTGACGAAGATCACGGATATTTTCATCCATTTCGTTATAGGTTAAAGCAGTGCCTTTTGTATTTCTATAAGTTATAGTCATTATTCCGTTTTGTCTCCATCGTCATTATAGTAAATACCAATATAACTTTTATATGTGTTACCAACTATGCCTGGATTTTGGTCAAAGTAACCAAAAGCAGCATATTCGAAACGTTCTGTTTCTAATTTTGTTGGTTGACTTGTAAATGTAAAACCAGATGAGTCTAATTGTGCCATATTATCCCGCAAACACGTTTGTTGATCCAGTTGCTGCTTTATTTGCCACCCAACCATCATGTCCAGTAGTAGCGTCACCGTTTCTATGAACACCTATGCCATTTACAAAAACCGTTTCACTTCCTTCTAATGCTGAGTCTTTACAAGCACATAAATCATTAATTCTAACAACAGATTTTTCATTTACAAATACATTTTCTGATCCTGTTTTGTATGGTGTTTGATGATATGGAGATCTTGCCTTGGCATGTCCAATATGTTTGTCTAAATCTACTCTAACAATACCTGTCATTTTATTTTTATCTTCCTTGACCTCTATATTTCTTAAAACTTCTTCTTTTATGTTTATTCATCATACATTTACTGTGAAATCCACGGCCAATGCTTGTTCTTTTTGGTTTACTTACTTTTTTTGAGGAATTTGTGTTTCCTGCTACTTTTCTTGCCATAATTTTTTGCCTTTTTTAGT